GGGATCGGCATATTGCGACCTTTGAAGGATTCGTCTTTCGGTATCAATTCGAACAGTGGATGGGAATCATAGACCAGATCCTCAACCTTCTTATTCGTATAATACTGTTTTAAGACTGCATCCCACTTGGTCAAAGTGGTGGCTGCTGCCATGGAATAACTCCATAAAGGACGTTAATCCTCAGCCTATGTCCAATTGACTGCTGCTATTGCCGCTTCGAGCTGTTCGCGTTCAGTCATTGGTCCTCTTTTCGAGGTTTTAGACTTCGGACGTGAAACTTGGTTTCTTAACGTCCGCGATCGTGTCCTTTGCGGATTCTTAGAGGGGCTATCCTGGGGGGTACCATCGCCAGCCTCAATCTGGCTATAAAGCTTGCGGCCCTTCTCCGTAGAGACGACCGTCTGAAACAAATTCTCATAATACGCTTCTGCTTTGTCAAGCAATTCTTCCGGGTCCATCACGCGATTTTCTTCGTTCATACTTATTTGCTGCATCTGTAGGATCATAGGTACAGATTCGGCCCATTTTGCGCGTATTAAACTATAATTTTCATCAGTATCAACTATGTCTTTTATTGCACCAACATACTTATCCATCTTCTCTTTCTTCATATACTGATCGAGCTGATCGAGCTTCTGCTGGACTTCCGGAGCTGCCTGCTGCTGCTCGGCTTGAGGAGCCAGTTTCCCATCCTTGAAAACCTGGTCGGTTGCACGGTTATAATCCCAGCCGACCTTCTCCAAAGCTCCAAGCATATCCCCGGATGATGATGCCTCCTGAGCCTCCTTGAAAGGTCTCAGGGCTTCACGTTCGCTATGGAGTTCCCGCTGCTGCTTCTGCAGATCACGCTCCTTCTGCTTCATCCGTGCAAAGTTCCTTGAGACCCTGGTCTCCGTTTCAGGCTCTTCTGCTGCTTCTACTTCAGGTTCCTCGGCTGCATATTCTTCTTCTGATACTTCAACTTCTTCAACCTGGTCTGCATCCTCTCCAGGAACATTTGCTTCAACCCATTGCTGAATCTGGGCGTCTTCTATGATCTCATTTTGAGATAATTCTTCTGCCATTATACGGGTAGGGGTTCAGGGGTTTCAGTTGGGACCGGAGGGAGGCCTGCCGGGATTCCCATCGGCGGTCCTTCAGGTCCTGGTGCCGGTGCCGGTGCCCCAAGTGCTGCCATCATATCAGCTGGGGGCCCCGCGGGGGCCTCGGTCGGAGGTACTCCTTCAGGAGTTAGCTGATCGCCTGCTATAAGGTCCTGACAGTCTGCAATGAAATCGTTCATCATGTTTAATTTCTCAGTCTCAAGACCATCCTGCTGACCTTCGAGGAAGGCCTGCGCCATCCGCTCCGATGCAAACTCGAGATTCATTACCGGTTCCGGTTGATGGTATCTTCCGAATTCGGTGATCTCGGAAATACGCCATTCCATGTCACGCTCAAAGGTTCTGTATAATCCGGTCAGGGCTTCCATATCCGGGAATTCAAGCAGCCTCACAATATGCGAAGGATCCGTGATCACTCCGGTATTGATGAGCTCAGTGACTGCAGAGAGACGTCCTGCAGGAGTGCTTGGTAAGAGACTCACCGGATAAGGCTGCAGGGTGAAGTCTTCCTCTGCCATATTCAGATCCTTGAAATCAAGCTTGAATAAGGCATTGTCCTTGATGCCTTTGACCGGCCACTTTCCAAACTCCTGAACAATCTCCTGACCCAGGTCCATACACCACTCTGCAACCTCCATGAAGGCTGCTTCATACTTCTGACCCTGGTACATGAAACGCTCGGATTCGATATCGTGGAAGGTTCTCAATGCTGCTCCGCTCTCCAGGCCTGCAGGCTTCTTCCCAGTTGCACTCATCTCGGAAAGACCACTCTGCTGGTATGCGAGCTGGTACAGCCGATCGAGATGGGCATAGACCTCCGGGTGCATGGCCGTAGGAGTGTACGACGTCGGAGGATTTCCCACATAATTGACTATGGACCCAACCTGGTTCCGTAGTGCCGTATCAACTACGCGGGAACCTGCCTGGACGAAGATCCAGGGCACCGATAAAAGATGCATGGCCTGCTGGATCCTCAAGGCAAGTTTGTTGATTTCGAACTGAATATTCTTGAGCTGCTCGGCCAGTGAGATTCCAGTGAACCCGACCCCGGCTTCTCCCCATCGAAGGAAGACGAATGGGAATCGATCATAATCCCAGCTTTCTGCATCGAGCTGCAGCCCGTCCATGGTCATGCAGTGGAGTCCATCATCTGCATCATCGATCGACGGCAGATGCCAGCTCTCCACAACCTGGATCATATCTGCATCTGCTCCCTGGCGGCTTTTGTATTCTTCTGAATGAACTGCATAGTATTCAATCTCATCCGCCTTCTCCGGATACATCTGAATCAGGGATTCCATTGGAATCTGTTTGATCTGATGAAGGGCAGGAGGTTTGTCGAACATCGCTGCATTCAGATCCCAGTAAAGCTCCGAAGGAAAGACACGCTCCGCCCAGATCTCAGAGCCATTGCGTCCGATCTTCAATGCTCCAATGTCGAAGACCAGAGAATCCTGGAAGACCCTGGTCATGTGGTCATAGATCTTTGCATTATGGAAAACCCCTTCCATCAGATCAGTCAAACGAAGGGCGCGTTGTCTGAGGTTGTAATCTCCACGCTTCGTTAAATACATGGGCCGAGGTCGGGATTTTCCAATCCTGGAAACCAAGGTATCGACGCAAGATCCGATCACGTTCAAGCGCATCCTGTAATCCTCTCCGAAAGGCTGTGCCCCTCGGGCTGAAGGGTCATAACGATCAAGGGCCTCATAGTCTCTGCCGGTGTACATCCGGAGCATATCCATGTTCAGATTGTACCGGTACGAATGGTCCTGGATCATCTTGTTCACGGTATCGGTGACCGCGTTTGCGAGATCCTCACCTTCAGGTTCCTGCCACCAGAATTTACTCATACTCGCCTCGATTCATAAAAGTTGCGGAGCTCTGAATCTGAGAGCTCAGGTTTCTGCTCATCCATCATTTTCATGACAGGATCCATTTGTGCTGCATTGTAGAAATCAATCTCGAGGTCGAGGCCTTTGAACCGGGCAACGCCTTTGTCAGAAAGATACAACACCAGGTCTTTCACCTGGTCGGGTTTTATATTATTGAACATAGGCTGCTCGGGCTGCTGACCGGGATGTTAGATCTTGATCATAATCCTCCTGCTGGGCTGCTTTGGTTCCAGCATAGACCGGAGGAAGGGCGACGTAGTAAGGAAGACCATCTTTGGCTGCTTTCTTCAGCTTAGGTGTTAGCTCCCAGGTCCATTGCTGCTCGGGGTATCTATTTCGTTCCCAGAATGTTTTAGAGGCAGAAGGACGTTCTTTAAGAAAAGGCTCGAGTTGCTTCTCAAATGCAGCCGTCGCTGCTTCCAGAGTATCAATTTTCTCTTTATAAACATTAATGGCATGTTTTGCATTTTCGATATTACCCGCATAACCTTTTGAAATGGCGTGTTCCTTTTCTGCTATTACTTGCTTATACCATTTTATTTTCCCAGCGTTTTCTTCCATCCGACTTAATGCTCGTTGAATCTGCGGGTTCTCGATCACGTTCGTCTTTTTAACCGTCCCGCCATATTTATCTGCAAGGGACCTCGCCTGGTTCAGCATCAACTTGTCATAGAATTTCTGATGGCCTTTGTCCTGGATCTCTAGAATTCTTACACCAGGAACATCATCAGCAGTGATAGTTTGATTTGGAGGGTGATATGTTGGATCTAATTTAATACCTTCGGAAAATCTAGAAGAGCTGACTTGAGGAACAACTGGTTTTCCCATAAGTGCTGCAGCTGCGTTCTCACCAATGAATCCTGGAAGATCCTCGACCTCAACGTCTTCAATCACCAAAAAATCATCCATACCTCCCGAAGCCATCGTAACATCCTCCCCTTGAAGGGTTTTCAGTTCCGGATTGTAGGTAATCCTCTCTGGAAACGCTTCTTTTCCATACCTTTTCGTCTGCTGCTTCGGAGTGGTCCAGGCGATCGAATCGTATCCATTGTCAGTCGCCCAACGGACTAGACGCTTCAGGCCCAGTGCGGTCCAGGTATTCGTATCCATCACGAAGGGACCAGGAGCTAATTTCTGCAGTCGTAATTTTTCAATCTCAAGGACACGCCTATTTACATCAGACTGTTCAGACAATAAAGCTCCATATTCTGCCTCATCTGTGCCCCCTACATCTGGTCTGCCCCGCCTCCGCAAGGTCGCCTGAATCTCATCATATCTTTGTTTGAGTCTCTCAAGCTCCTTCGAATCGGGTGCAAATCCATGCTTCGTACCGGCCTGGCCTACATCACTCTGGAGCTCCTCAACGAACAGGACCTTCCTTCCTTGATCATCGACCCGTTCATTGAAACGAATATGCATGAGGACATTGTCTTCATCATAGTGACCTACTGCATCCCCTCGCCAGCGTGCTGGGGGTACAATCTCAAAGCTGATCCTTCTTATTTGATCCCGGACGTCGCTTAATTTTTGGACATAACGATCTAAATCTGCTGCACGATTGTAAGGTTCTACTGTCTCCCAAGCACTAAATTCTTCCCATTTCAGCTCCGTATTTCCTGTTTCTTCCATCCATCGATCCCTGAGCATGTCCTTCTCGTTATCGATCTGAAATTTCAACAAATCTTCCTGTTCCTTGAGACTTGTAAGATCAAGGCTTTCTATAGGCGGATGGAACTGACTTTCCGGAAGAGTCAAAACCAGCTCACGGTAGTTCTTCCCGCCGGGGATCCGGACCTTGGACTCATCTCCATGCGCCCAGCTCCGCATATACTGATCGGCCAGGGGTTCCTTGCCTCCTGGTTCTCCATAAATCACTTCCTGGATCTGGATCTGGTTTGTCTCCATGAATTCCTGGAGCTCCTGTTTGGTGACCGGATTTTTCCCCTTGGTTTGCAACCATTCTCCGAGACCGGTGAAATCGAGCTCCTCTTTCGGGACTCCTGCGCCTTTGAGCTTATTGAGCCAGACCTTCGGTTTCAGGGATTCATCTTTGGTATTGACGATCACTTTCATCGCTGGTGACGTGAACCCTATACCAGACTGAGTTCCTGCCAAGGCCTCCCTGGCCATCGACTCACCATACATCCGCTGCATGAGCTTTTCCTGCTTGCCTGGTTTGACAAACGGAACGACTCCTTTTTCTTCGATCTGCCAGGGGGCCTTCGGGCTTCCTTTGGGGAAACGTCCTTCTGCCTCTAACACATTCTGGGCTTGAAGGGCTGCTGCATCATCATATTCATCACGGAGCACGGCGTTTCGTTCTGCATCATCCGGGAGGTACACCGTCCAGCCGGGGCGGTCGATGACTTCAGTCGAGTCTGGATCATAGTGCATGAAGACAACGTCGGGCTCACCCTGGTTCCAGTACTGGAAAGTATTCTTGTCCCAATCTTGTGGGGCATATTCATCATTCCAAACCGTCCGGGACGATACCCGAAAGCCTGCTCTGGAATAAAGCTGAGGTAATACCGTATCGAAGGCGTCCATCTTCCTGCCGCCTTCCTGGACCGCCAGCATCAGATTCGTGATCGTCGTGGCATTACGACCAGATCGTGGATTATTGAAGCCGGAGACGATGTCATCTCCTTTAAGGGCAAACCCTCCCAGACCATCCTTGGTCAGGAAAAGACGCATCCCTTCATATTCTTCTTGATCGTATACATGGACGGCAGCACCAAAACGGTTCTCCGCTTTCATGGTGCTGATAGCATCTCGAAAACGTGCTCCTGCCTCCGGGGATTGGGGAAGCTCGTACCAGTCGGGGGTATCTATGCCCAGAGAATTAAGACGTCTCTGGTCTTCAGGGGAGAGATTGTACCGGGTTACCTTACCCAGGCCTTTTAAGCCTGAGCCAGGATTTCTCGAACTAACTCCGGTGAAAGGCCGCTTGAGTTTACCATCTCCTGTTCGATCCACGTTAATGGAGCGTCGGATTTTTTCCCGGATTTTTTTGATGACACGGATTTTGTCGGTTTCTCGGAACTGGGATTCGAGTCCGCCAAGAGCTCGCCCAAAAGCGGCTTCTCGCCCTCGGTAAGATGGTAGATCCCCAATTTCTGCTTCTGACTGAAATGGGGTGATGCTGCTGAGTCGTTCTTCATACTTCGTACCTTTAAGAATGTTTGAGTACTTAGGATCACTCATAAGACTAGCAAAGTCAACAACTTCCGCTATGTCCTCTGCAGTGATATCCTTCGAGAGTTCCTGCATCGATTTCTGAGTACCCGGACCTTTGCGACGCTTCTCATAGATCGCCTTCACATAACTCCAAACCGTTTCCTGGACCTCTGCGGCAGTCCATTTCTGGCCGGTCTTCTTCTCCAGGAAAGCAGCTGCTCGACGGGTTGCAGCATTACTCAATAAATAACCAGGACCCTTCGCGCCTTTGCCTTCGGTTGCTACAGTCGTCCTGCCTCCGAAAATATCCTGCATGACGTTATACGCACGGCCCATCCAGGTATCATTCGTCACTTCATCATATCCCTCGAGGAGATTCTTCATGAAGCTGTTTGCCTTCGGACCGGAAAGTACGATCTCAGTTGGTTCCTCCGCCTTGAGGGCTGTTATGGAATTGTTCACCCAGGCATCCATCACTGATTCCTCGGTGCCCTTTCCAACAACGCTTTGACCCATGATTTTTTTAATCGCTGCATCCTCAGTCGGTCTCCCGGCAGCATCCCAGTTCTTCCAGATCCTCAGTGCATTCTCCATATTCATCTCAACCGACGTCTGAGGACTCGTGGCTGCCAATAATCCAATGAATCTTTCGGTATCTTCGCCAAACACGTTCCGGAGCTGCTGCGCCGAGTGCTTATACCATCCTTTTTTATGCCTCCCGGCATAGGCCAATGCACCAATTTCCTCCTGACCGAGTCTCGGCACCGCTTCTTTTCCATGAGTGATCGTGATCGGCTTGCCGGTTCTGGTCTTACCGGTCTTGATCATCTCCTCCATTGCCAGAATCGTCTCTGGAGTCATGGATTTGAGCTCGTCCTCAGTCAAATACATCCTCAGAGTCGATAATGCGTCTGATTCCATCAACTGCTTCTGCAATTCACGCGGCAATTGCGTCTTTTTGCCTCCATAGGTCCGCAATGCAAGCGTTTCCGGAGGTTGACGCCACCCGGTCTTCGTATCTGCTGCAACCAGACCGGTTTTTTTCAGAATTTCGTCTTCTGGGGCACCTTTTTCGAGTAATTTGTCTGCGCGGGAGATCCTTTTGGACATAGGAAGTGCCAAGGCACCTACTCCAAACATGGCAGATGCTGCTTTCAACCATGGAAGATCACCGGCAAGGAAGGATCCGCCGATGAATTCTGCACTCGAGGGATCGCCGCCTAGTTTTTCATGAATCCAAGGTGAGGAACCGGGAATCAGCTCTGGAACAAACTCTTTGTCTTTCCTCAGAGGCTGCTGGGAGGGCACATGGGGGCGGGTCCGTTTAAACTTCGAGGCATAAGGTTCTTTTCCAGTTCCATAATACGCACCCATGGCTGCAAGCTCCGCAATATCCATTGGAGTTCCTGCCATCGTCGAAGGAATCGCACGGAACGTCTCTCCGACGCCTTCCTGGTAGATCTCTTCTCTGGTTTTTTTACGTTTTGCCATCAGTATCCTCCCATCACCGGATCATTCCCCTGAGTTTCCCACCAAGGCACGTCTTGATCTCCCACCAATGCCAATGCACTCTCCTCCATACGCTTCTCCTCAGCCTTGAACCATTCTGGAGAATTGAACTTGATTGCATCTGCTTCCGGGGTATGGAGGTAGCCCAGGCTTTCACGCCACACATAAAGCATCGCGTCTGCTGCATGATTCTCGCAGTCTGATCTCTCCACAAACTTACCCTTCTGACGCTCCATCGGATCCCACTCCAGGAGTTCCAGTTCATCAACCAAACATCGCGTGTCCGGATTATCATGGATGAGAAACTTGCCCTTCTTGAAATCGGAGTTGAGGAGTTCGATATGGTCATGCTTCTTGGATTTTTCTGCAGGGGTTATGCTCAGTGAATACCTCTTGTTGATCTCTTCGATGATCATTTTGCCGAGGGCTCCGGTATCTGCACACATACGATCAAAACTGTATTCAGAGTCCAGCTGCTGCACCTTCCGCGCAATGTCATCAGACGTATACCCAACATGCTTCTCCGCATGGATCACATAGGTCTCTGCTACATCCTCAGACCATGCGACCACAACAAACGCCGTTGAGTCCACAAACCCCAAATCAATTCCGAGTGCGGTCTGCCAGGTCTCATCGGGAAGTTCCTCGACCAGATTCCTCTTTCTGGAAAATCGATATACCAACGTGTTC